TTAACAAAACACTCCTTGATGTGGAAAACAATCAGAGGGATAAGTTCGGTCCTAGATCTATTCAAGCTCCCTGGAACCAAAGGAGGTCGAGCTTATATGACTACTTCAGAAAGGATCAAATTCAACATAGTAGTTATTCCTCGTCTTTCATACATTCATTGGGTTATAAATCTAAACTTAGACCGATTAGTATATCCAATGCAATTTCAGAACTTAAGAATTCCACTAGTAGTGGTCTACCATTCCTGCTTAAGAAGGGGAATCTGAAAGAAAGATATATGAAAGAATTTTCTAAACTGCTCGCTAGACGTGATCCCTGTGTTTTATTCACTAGAACTCAGGAGCAAGGCAAGACTCGTAACGTTTGGGGTTACCCCATGGCTGACACCATCAATGAAATGCGTTATTTCAAACCCATTCTTAAGTTTACTAGAAGTCTACCTTGGCGAGCGGCTCTAATGGGTCCCGACGCTGTCGATAGAGCTATATCACATCAAATAAACGAAGCGTCAGCCAATAATCAAGTTCTCGTCTCAGTTGACTTTTCCAGTTACGATGCCAGCATAGGAGAAGCGCTGTTTCATCTATCTCTAGATATGACTAAGAATTTGTTTCAATCTCAGTATCATCATGAGTTAGACATGTTGTATGATAGGATTCGCTCAATAGCCATAGTTACTCCTGATGGTGTCGTCAAGGGTTATCATGGTGTGCCTTCTGGTTCTACTTTTACTAATCATGTAGATTCAGATGCACAATTGGCGGCTGGTTTGAACAGTGGTATCTCATTTATAGGAATGGCTTGGCAAATACAAGGTGACGACGGTGTGTGGCGTGTTCATGAGAACGACATTGATCGTCTTTTAGATACTTTCAAATCATTTGGTCTCGCTATAAACGAAGACAAATCCGATGTGTCTCGAGACCATTGCACTTATCTACAAATGTTGTACCACAAAGATTATTCGGATAAACGTGGTATGATTAGGCGGATTTATCCTACTTACAGAGCTTTAAATAGGATAATCCATCAAGAACGCTGGTCTAATTTCGAGGATTTTGACATCGAAGGGAGAGACTACTACTCAATAAGAACGATATCAATATTAGAAAATTGTAGGAATCATCCTCTCTTTGTGGAATTAGTAAAATACGTTTTAAGTATTGATAAATACGGGCTCCACTTTAGTAACGATGGATTGAGAAAATATGTTAGGATGCTTGAACAATCTAGCGGTGTTACTGGACTTATTATAAATCAATATGGTGATGACCTTAAAGGTATCAAAGGTTTTGAAACATATAAATTGATTAAGAAACTAAGTAAAGCTTAAACCGTGG